CTCCGCGATCAGGTCCTCGTTCTCGCGCTTGAGGCGGTTGAGCGTGACCTTGGGCTGGAGGCTTTCCTGGATATCGGCCAGTTGCTTCTTGGCTGCGGGCGTGCCCTCCTTGGCCAGCGCGTCCATCAGGTCGATGGTAAGCTGGTCGCGCGGCATGACCATGCGCGTGACAGGCGTGGTGGGGTCGGCCTCCAGGCGGGAGATACGCTCGTCGGCCTTCTGGATTTCCGTAGCCAGGCGGGTGACATCGTCGAGGAGCTTGGGCTGCGTCTCCGCGACGTAGTTCAGGATATCGTTGTCCGCCGCCTTGACCACGTTGTTACGTGGCAGGGTAAAGTTCGGCGCGTTGTTGGCGTCGAGGTATCGTCCTACCGCGGTGGTGTCGAACAGGCTTGCCTTCGGGGGCGGCAGGTCGCCCAGGCTGGACGCACGAAGGACTTGCGTAATGTCGTTCTCGACCTTGGTGCGGACCTCGCCCTGCATGGTCTTGGTAAGCTGCGCAAGCTCGCGCCGCCCCAGCGTGCCTGCCACGGAGCCAATGACGCCGCCCACGATGAGGGCACCCAGTACGCTGGCCGCGCTCTCCTCGGCGGTGCGGGTGATCTGCGTACCCTGTAGGATTGCCTCCTGCGCGCCTGCGCCCGCCGCAGCGGATACGCCCACGCGCCCGAAGGAGCCCAGCGCCACTGCCGCCCTGCCGCCCTTGACGAGTGGCCCGGCCACGGGAAGGACGGTCGTAGGGTCGACTACCGCCGCCACCGTACCGATCAGCCACTCGGGCAGGGGGCCGCTGGCCATGGCTTCGCGCGCCGCCTTCTCGTCTGCGATCCTGAAGCGGATGGCTTCGATATCGCGGTAGCTATTGGCCCCGGTGAAGCGGTCGCTGTACGCCTTCTCCTCGGGGGCCAGGAACTCCTCGGCGTCGAACAACGCCACGGCCAGAGGGTCCGTCTGCGCGAGGTTAGCGTCTGGCAGCGCGCTGTCGCTCATCAGGGAGCCGATCGTGTTCTCCAGCCTGAACGCCGCACGGGTCTGCTGTGACAGGCGAGACATGAGCGCCTGGTCCTGGCCCTCGGGCTTATTAAAGCGCGCGACGACTTCCGGCGCTAGAGGCTCGACTTCTGTTTCAAACGGCAACTACTCAGCCCCCCTGCGAAGCGGCGGGCGGTTGCCCATACGCTCTGTGTTCCTTGCCTTTTCCGTCTGTTGGCGGACGTCAAACTGGCGAGCCTTCATGTCGTTCATGAGGCGAGCGTTGTTGATCTCGATGTACGTCGGGTCCTGTAGCACCTCGGCCTCGGTGGGCGGGCGAAAGCGCTTCATACCGTCCACGTTGTAATACTCGCCTTCCCCGCCCACGCGGAGAACCTGTACCTGATAAGTCGGCAACCGACCTTCGCGCAAGTCCTGCTCAGTCTGGTTGTCGGCCACCAGACGATAGGACGACAGGTGAGGGAACTTCGGGTCCTTGACCAGATTGATGCCTGCGGTCTTTAGGCCCGGCTCGATCTGGTTCTGGTAAATACGCGCCTGATCTTCCTGCGGCATGGCGCGCATACTGGGTGGGGAGTACCGCTCGATCGGGCGGCGAGCGATTTGCGAGCGACGGCCCGCGGGGTCCATGCCACGGTTCTCCAAGTCTTTAGGGTCAAGCTCGTTGAACGGTTTGCCAACCGCGCCCACCATGGTCGTGCCGTAGATTTGGTTCAGGGTTGTTTTGGCGATCGCCTCGGCCTGCTCAGTGCTACCCGTTCGCATGTACGCAGCTTCGTATGCGCGCCGTGCTTCACCCTGCAACGCAGCATCCTGGCCGGGGAGTTTTACGAGAGGAATGTTACGCTCACCCCATGACGTCATGGAGGTTTCCACCATTCCACGGAAGTCGATCTTGGAGATATCCTTTTGGAGGACCGCCTTGCGATCGTTCTCCTCCTGGATCGTGAGCGGCCCCTTGCTCATGTAGGTTCCCGCCGCCTGCTTGTATGCCTCCTGCTTGGGGACACCCTGCTCGATCAGGCGCTTGGCCTCGCTGCGCACGATCATCAACGTGCCGGTCGGGTTCAGCTTGGCGTTGTCGAGCGCACGCGGCGCGGTGTTCTCAAGGTCGTCCGCAGCCTCGGCGGCGAAGGCCACTTGCCCGGCGCGGGACTTGTCGGTCGTCTTGTCGCTGTTCTCCAGCAAGTCCTTGAACTGGCCGTAGAGCATACCGCTTGTGCCCGCGATCCCGGCCATGACTTTGATGGCGGTAGCGCGCTGCTCGGGGGTGCCCTCGATCGCGATACGCCCGATGGGGATACGCCCCAGTGCAATGTTCACTGCGCGATCCAAATTCTCTTGGTTCTTAGGCGTGCCGGTGTTGAACTCCTCCAGCGCCACCGCGTCCTTGGCCTGATCCTTACGCAGAGCCTCTTCGCGGTTATTGAGCGTGCGTACCGCCGTCAGGTAGCCCTCGGGCGAGATAGCGCCCTTGGCCTTCATCGCATCCAGGTTAGCGCGGTTGTTCGGGTTGATCTCCTTGTTACCGGAGAACTGGTCGTCAACGTCGACGAGGTAGGTGGCGATGTTCTGCGTGCGGGCGCGGTCGCCATCAGCGCGGGCCTTGCTCTCCTTGCCGTCCACGTAGTTCGACAAGCCCGTGACGACGCTGGTATCCAGATGCTCAGCCTGCGCCTTGATGGCCGAACGCGCGCCTGCAAAGTTGCCCTTCTCCGCGTATCCGATGACTTGGTTCTTGGCGAACTCGTCCGCTGCCTGACGCGAAAAGGCGCGCAGCGTGTTGGGGTCCATGCCCGCCTTGAGGCGTTCCATGTCGGCCTGATGCTCGGCCAGATAGTTGTTGGCGTTGCCCGGATCGTTCCTGATCTTGGCGGACGTCGCATTCATCGCGTCCTTGGCCGTGAGCAGGCTTTCCTTGCTGACCGCATCCTTGCGCAGCTTGATACCAATAAGCTCCGCGCCCGCAGCGTGACGGGTGAAGCGGCGCTCAAGGTCGTTCCGCACGATCGACGTGGTAATACCCGACGTCTCCATCGCGGTCTTGGACGCTTCGCCCCAAATCTGCTTGACGCGCTCGGGGTAGTCCGCGGCCATCGGGTCCAACTCGGACATGGCCTTTTCGGCGCTCGTGACCGCCGCCGTCTCAGCCTTCACCGACGCGACGCTGTCGCGCTCGATGTTGGCTTTCTGGATAGCCTCCAGCGCAACGAGCGCGCCCGCGCCAATGTCCGTGGCGATCGAGCGGTTCAGGCCCGCGGAGCCGGGGCTACCCGCAGCTACCGATCGAGCGCGGTTGCCGGTGCTTTCGAACTCGGTGCCGGGGAGGCGGGTCGACTTGTTCGCCATTACGCCTTTTTGGCCTCACCGTACAAAGAAGTCATGCCGGGGATGGCGTTCGTGAAGCCCTTGATGACCGCCGCATCCGCCGCCTGCTGGCCCGCCTTCATGGCGAACCCGGCCTTGGTACGGAGGACGGACTGCCGCGCCTCGCTATCCTGGATAAGGGAGAGGCGCTGGGTTTCGAACAGGCCCTCGCGCGAGGCAATGAAGTCGCCATCCATGCCGCCGCCCTGCGCGGCCATCACGGCGCGCGTGCGGGAGATCGTGGCCGTGCGCTCACGCTGCTGCGCGTCGAGATCGCGGTTAAGACCGATCTTCTCCTGCTCGGCCTGGTAGTTGTAGAAATCGCGGTTGTAGACGCCTTCGTCGTAGGCTTGGTTGCTGTTCATCAGGCCGCCAGCAATCGAGCCGACAGCGGATACGCCCGCGAAGATGGCGGTCATGGGATCGTACCTAACGCGCATCGTATTCTTCCGGCGAAAGATTTCTCTTACGACTATTCTCGTCTTTCGGCATAAGCTGGAGGTTCCACGGAACATGAAGCCCGGAACTGTTTTTTCCACGCAGCGGGTAGATATGGTCGACGGACTGGCCGAACATCGCAGCGATCTCGTACACAAACTTTATGTCTGAAAGGTCTACCCAAGGGGGCGTGGCTTTCTTTACATGCGCCAGGCGCGCGGTCACAGCGGCTCGGACTGCGCCCCGGTTTCGCTTCTTCCATTGCGCAGCCGCCTCTCGGCACCGATCTCTGTTAGCTTCTACCCATGCTTTATTGCCCGCTATTTCTTTTTCGCTGCGCCGAACGCCCTTGCGCCGTGCGTTGATACGAGCGTGATACGCTTCTTTGTTTTTATGGTACGATGCTAAAGCGCGGGCGGACCGACACTTTAAACATTCGGCGTAAGTTCCGCCCCCCGCCGATACGTGGCGCTTGCCAAAAACGGAAACGTCCTTAGCTTCTTTGCACTTTGTGCAGGTTTTCAGGAGCGTATCCACGTATCCATAACTCCGTTCTGGTCTATTTTAACCTTTCGGAGGCCCAATAGCAACATGAAGCGCTCCCCGTCCCGGTTGGTACGGTCCACCCTGGCCCAGCACTTGCCGTACATGCCCAGCATGGCGCGGGTGTAGCGCACGAGGCGGACCATGTGGCGGCGCAAATCTGCGCCCAAATACGCCCAAATCTCGCGGTACTGGTTCGGTCCCAGCGCGGCCACCGCCTTGCCGTCGACCTCCATTGCGAAGGAGAACGGGCTTTCGGTGAGCGAGTGCAGCACGAGGGGGTTGGCGCGGAACACCGGCTGCGCCTCGGCATGGCGGGGCTGAAGCTCGATCTCGTAGAAGTCCGATACCTTCAGCGGTCTAAATCTAACCTTCATTGAGCATGAGCCTCGGGCACACGGCCAGCACGGTCATGGGAAGGGGCTGCGTGTTTTCGAAGTAGACCGTGGGCTCGACGCCCCATCCACCTTCCACGGAAATCTCCTTGGTGCCGGTGAACAGCGGGGGCGACTGATCCATGGGGCCGTTGCCTTCGCGCAGGTTGAGCGGAGACAGGTGGCGGTCGAGGCCATTGCCCACGCCGAACGACCCACCCACAGTGTTGTGCAGCACAACGGCGACCTTGTCGATCGACGTAGGTTGACCTTGGCCGGAACCCATCCGGGCGCCCTCGGTGAAGCGCTGCGTCTCGCCGCGGTAGCTGTAGGGTAGCCCCACGGCCACGATGGAGGCGCGGCGTTGAAGCGTGATCGCGCCGCTATCGACCACGACGTCGGGATGAACCATGCCGTCCGCCAGCACCGATACGGTCAAGCCTTCCAGATGGCCCAGCCCCGTGATCGTCGTCACCTCCTCGCGCGCGAGCGGGGAGTTGTAGTTGGTCGTGGACGGGTCAACCACGTCGCCCAGGTCGTCCCAGTCCGTCGTGTTGATATAATTGCCGTCGCCGTCCTTGAGCTTGAACGTATTGGTGGTCTTGTCCGACACGATCGCGGACAGGCGATCCATTTCTGACGGGCCTTGCGGGGCGCGCAATTTGACCCGGTCGCCGTCCAGGAAGCCGTGCGCCGTGGCCGTGAACACACCCTGCGCCGCCTTGGTGAAGCTGGCGATCAGGACCGGGTTGTCGAACTTGAGGCCCATGTCCACGAAGTACGCCTCGTCGAGCGCCCTGATCCTCTCGTCGTTCGTGGCGCGCTCGTAGGACAGCGCCGGGCGGTACTGCTGATCCATGTAGCAGACGTACTGTTCCGTCGTGCCGTCGACCTCGATCGTGGCCAGGAACCATAGTTCGTGGGCGGTGGAGGACGGGTTCTGGCATACCGCGATATCGTCGACCCGCGCTAGGCCGTTGGCGATCGAGTGCGGGTGGACGCCAATGACCTTCTGGTCGGGCTCGTAGGTGAGGCCGATCAGCGAGCCGTCGCCATGCACCATCCAGATCGTGCTGTCGGGCGTAGCCTGATACGCCATGCGCAGGATACCACCACGCCCGTTGACGTCGCTGTCCGGTACGTCTTCGGCAAGGAGCATCAGGTTGCGCGAGGAGAAGTTGTCCTTGACCACCTCGTAGCGCAGTTCGAACAGCTCCCGCAGGTTCGACTGCACAAACATGATCTGGTTGTCGATCTGCACCGGGGTCTTGTACGCGGAGCCACGATACGTGGCCGAGCGAATGACCGCGGCGTTGGGGGTCAGCACGCCGCTGGTGTCGGCAGAGAACATGCGGAACTCGCCGCCCGCCGAGCCGATCGCCATGTAGTCCGCCTGCGAGGCCAGCCACATGATCGTCTGGAGACGCTTGCCCTGCACGCGCTTCACGATCGACTTGTCGTCCTCGTTGATCGTGGGTGTTACGCCGTAGGCGAGGCCGCGGAAGAAGTTGTCGTAATCGTCCGACACAGAGCCAACGATCACGTCCGGGGCCGTGCGAGAACCGCCGTACCACAGGCGACCGTCGTGGAAGATCACAGCGCGGGGGCCGTCTGTGTCGGAGAACAGGCCGAGCGCCCAGTCCGGGGTGGCGCTGCTCCCTGCCGGGTCGGCCAACACCTTCAGTTCGGTAGCAATGACAACTGTGGTCGAGGATACCGTGGTGATCTCGTACACACCGTCATGGAAGCGCAGCGTGCGCCCTACGTCGTCGGCAGTCGTGAAGCCACCCGGCTTCGGGACCGCGGAGAAGGTGAAGGTGTAGGGGCTACCGCCGCCTGTCTTGGTGCAGGTGATCGCCGTGATGTTCGACGGCTGCATCGGCGCGTTGCCGTCCTTCCACGACACCTTCGTCCAGGTGAAGGAGGTGAGGCTGGTGCGCGACAGCTTGTACGGATGGCCGTTGGGGTGGACCATATACATGACATCGACCTGCTGGGCCACACGTAGGTCCTGCTGCTCGTCGTTGTCGTAGGTCGTCACCGTCTCCAGCGGCGTGCCGGGGCTGCTCTCCACCTGGCCGTGGTTGGCGTAGTAGCGGATGTAGTTGTGCCCAACCTCCATGATGTACTGCTGGTCGGAGGCTACGTCGAACGGGATCAGGGCGTTCTTGGCGCTGGTGCGGTTCTTGACCTCGTTCACGAAGATCGAGCCCGAGCGGCGCATGAACCCGCCGTGCGGCAGGATTTGCCCGTTGAGAGCTTGTCTTAATCCTTGATGGTACGCCTCCAGGTCGTCGCGCCCGCGCAGACGGCGGGTGAGAAGGCCCGCCGTGAAGTTGGCTTGGATCGGGTTGTATCTTGCCACTAGACGACAGGACCCACGCGGAAGGGATAGTTGTCGGAGAAGCGGCTGTCGATCCAGTCAGAGGCCACGATGACCTCGGGGGTGTTCTGGATCGCGCCCTTGAACTTGGCCTGCTTGGCGGCCTGCTCGCGGCCCTGCACGAGCGCGGTGTAGCGGTCAGTGCCCTTGGTCAGGTCGTAGAAGATAGTCGTGGCCAGGAGGTAGGACAGGTACTTCACGAACTCCGGGGAGTACATGCCGGGGTCGGTGACGCGCTTGACGTAGACGATCTTGAGCGGGGCGTCGTCGGCCAGGATGTAGTTTCCTTCGCGCTTGAAGATAGTTTCACTGGCCGTGTAGTTACGCTTGCTCTCGTTCTGGTCGTCGCCAATTCCGATAAGCTGGAGCAGGTCGGACGGCACGGTGAAGCGGTTGGTGAAACCGAACAGCGGGGCAGCGGGATCGGCGGCCAGTTCGGCGCGCTCGATCGCGAAGTACCAGCGGTAGTCGGTGAGCGCCTGGTCGAGGACGAGGTCGTAGACGCGCTTCAGGACCCGCGCCGCCTTGCCGTCCTCGTTCAGCGACGTGATGGACGGCTCGCCGCAATGGGTGAGCGCTACGTTACAGATTTGGATTTGGCTCGCCATACCCGGATACTATCACGGATGGAGGGCAAAGAGAAACCCCCTGTCCACGAGGGACAGGGGGCCGCGGCGGGGGAGGAGGGTGAGGGAAACGCCCGCCGCTAGGACTACTCTGCCGTGGTGCCGGACGTAGCGATGCCCGATACCTTGGACGCCTTGGAGGACTGGCGGTGGTAAGAACGCACCAGCGCCGCAATCATCTTCTCGACGTCCATGCCCGCCGTAATCGTGTTGTCAATCAGGAGGGCCACGGACCCCGTGAGGGACCCGCCCGTCCCGTAGGTCACAGTGACCTGCCGAGACGGGGTGATCGAGGCGTTGAGGGTAAGAGTGGCCAAGAGGCTACTCCACCGCGTAGAGGACGTAGCCGCGGAGCGAGCCGCTGTCCGGGTTCGCACCCTCCAGCTTGGCCGTCAGGGTGATGGCCGTCGACAGGCGCTCGCGGCCAAGGCCGTAGAGGGCCCAGGTGTTCGCGAAGGCCGACGTGCCCGCAGCCGTGGCAACGTCCAGTGCCGAGAGGTACTTGTTCTCGGTCGTGCCGTCGCCAATGTCGAGGGTCACGGACGAACCGAAATCGGTGAAGTCGATGAACCCGGTGATGATGCGAGCGCCCACCGGGAGCTTCGCCAGTTCGACGAGGTCGTTCTGCGCGGCGTCGCCCGTCCAGGTGAACGCCTGGACGCGGACCTTGCCGTTCGAAACACCGCTGTCCGGCTTCGTCTGCGGAGTAGCGCGAAGCCCGGTGATGATATCAGAGTAGAGAGTGGCCATGTGTCAGGTTCCTTGGTTGACGATTAGGCTTCGCTGCACAGGACCGAGACAACCATCTCGTCTTCCGTGCGGACCGCGGTCCACGAGCCGCAGGTATAAATCTGCTGCGCGTAGCGCTTGTCCGGGCGGGGAGAGGCCGTGGTGTTCGGGGCCATGCCGTCGATGAAACGGATGGCGGGCTGCGCCCAAGCGAAGCAGTTGCGCACGCTGGACGTCGAGATCAGGCGCTCGGTGCGGATGAACTTGAAGCCCAGGAAGGTGTCGACCTGGCCCTGCACGAGGGCCTTGACCGTGTTGAAGTCCTGCGATGTCACCTTGTCGTCTTCCAGAAGCTCGCGCATCTGGCGGGACGTGGCGGCGAAGAAGCGCGGGTAGAACTCGTCGACCTCGTTGGCGTCGAGGATTTCCTTGGCGCGGTTGAGCTTGTCGATCGTCAGGCCCGTCGAGCCCGAAGCAAGCTGCTGGCTCGCGGTCGGGAAGGCGGTCGTGCCCGAGCCGGTGTGGCCCGTGACGGCGGTGCGGTACAGCGCGTCGATGATGGCGTCGTCCATGCCGCGGCCCATCGTGCCCGCGTGACGCATGGTGTAGATGCTGTCAAGCTGGATCAGCATCTTGACGCGGTCCTGCTTGTCGATCAGGTCGGCCACGTCGTAGTCCTTCATGAACCACCAGCGCCGGGTCTGCGGCGTGCTGTTCAGGGGCGTGTCGCCATGGCGCTCGTTGATCTCGTTCGGGGCGTCGATGCCGCCCGTGATTTCGATCGCGCCGCTCTCGCCCGTGCCCTGCTCGCGCATGACCGCGGGGAGCAGGCGCGAATAGCGCTGCTCTGCAAGCAGATGCACGTTGCTGGAGAACTGGGTGACATACGACACCGGAATGTCGACAGAGTAAAGAATACGCATCAGATACGTTGCCTATTGGATAGGTTGTGGGGGGTTCGGTGGAACCGCGCCGGGTGTCCCTATCCAGGGGCCGAACTTGGTCCGTGGGAGTATGGTTGCCACACTCCCACGGAATTGTCAAGTCCTACTTCTTCCAAAGGCTAGAGAGCGCGCCCCGCAGCGCCAGGCCAAGCACCAGCACGCCGATCGCCACGCCCGCGAGAACGCCCAGGAAAATCCACAGGATCGTCATCATTTGGCGCTCCGCCTCTCGGCCTTGGCAAAGAACTCCTGAGCCTTCGTTTCAAGCTCGCGGCGCTTCGTCAGGTTGGGCTCGTTGATGGCCTGGTTGATGAGCTTCTGGCCCTCGGCCTTGGCGTCGTCGGGGGTGATGCCCGAGCCGAAGTCGCCCGGCTTGTCGCCGCCGCCCTCGTCCTCGGCCAGCATCTTGCCGACCTTGGCAAGCATCTTCAGGACCGGACCGTCCGTACCCAATCCTGCCCGATTTAGGCTTTCGCGCAGGGGGTCGCCACCCAATTTCCCGACCGCGAAGTTGGCCGCAGCCACGCTGCCGTCGAACGCCTCGCCCAGTTCATTCTTCAGCGCCTCGATGTTCTGGCTGTTGCGCTCGATCTCCGCTGTGGCCATGTCCTTCTGGCCCTGCTCGATCATGCCGTTGAACGTGCCGAGCAGGCCCTCAAGCTGCTTGGGCAGCACGCCCGCCTTGAAGGCCGCCTCGGTAAGGGTCTTCATGCCCGGTGCGTCGAGCTTGATGCTCTCGCCCACCGCCTTCTGGTCGAGCTTGTAGCCCGCCATGTCCTTGGGCAGGCCCATCTTTTCGAAGGCCGCGCGCTGGGCTTCCGGGCTCGCGTTCGGAGGAAGCTCGACCAGGTGGTCCGTGGGCCGCCCAATGAACTGCGAAGCATGGTCGAAGCCGCGCACCAGTTCCTCGATGTTGGCGTACTTCTTGGCCGAAGGGCTTTCCTTCAGCTCCGGGGGGAGAGCGGATCGGTAGTCCCAGCCGTCAGGGAGCTTAAAAACTTCGCCGCTTGGCGGTTGGCTTTCTCCAGCACTTCCCGCCCCCGCTCCTGGCGCAGCACCTCCAGTTCCGCCTCCAAGGAGGCTATTCGGAGCGCCTGCTCCTCCCGCGCCATCCCCGCCTGCACCAGCGCTGCCCGCAGCTCCGCTACCTCCACTTCCACCTGCTTCTCCGTCGTAATAAATTCGGAAACTAGAACTCTTCGTCATGTCCTGCACCCTTTCTCTCAACGGACGTCTCACTCTCTGCCTGTGTCGGCTGCTTCATGTCGTCCGGTGTCATCGACAGCATCTTGCCGATATACACCAGCACCCCTCGATGACCCTCATTGACGTGCGTGCCGTAGGGGTCGCCGGGCACGTTCGTCGACTTGTTGGTAAAGCCGAACTTGGCCACCAGATGCGTCAGGACCACCTTGCCCGCGGGCGAGCCAAAACAGTCCTGGTAGAGAAGCACAAGCTCCTCCGGTGATACTTCCCTCTTAGCCTGCATTATTGGCCTGTGTTACCTTCGCTCCAGCCGTCATGAGCGCCGCACCCGCCTGCGCCGCTTCCGGCATCAACTGGGCTTGCATCGCAGCCTGCTCTTGCTGCGCGCGGGCCTTGCGGACGCTGTCCACCTTGGTCTTGGTCTGCACGATCTTGGCCGACGCACCGTTGGCGAGCGGAAGCAACTGGGCCACCATATCAGTGTCGATCCAGTCGAACAAGCCCTTGTCGACCTGCGCCCAGGCCGCCATCATTTCGAAGGTGCGGACGAGGGACAGACCCTCCATCTGCTTCTGCGACGCGATCAGGGGCGAGACGTACTCCAGCTTCAACTGCTTGCCGCTCAGTTCCATCGGGGGCTTGGGCAGGATACCGGAGCGATCGAGGATGTTGAACGTGCGGGTGACAAGGCGCGAGAACAACTCGGTCTGCATACGCACGAGCATGGGGGACAGGGCGCGGTTGCGCTCGTCGACTTCCTGGAGAACCTGCGTGGCCGTCTTGACCGGGCTATCCGGGGTGACGAACAGCGGCGTGAAGAACGCCTCCTTGATCGACTGCTGGCGCGCGATGAGCAGTTCGTTGCCCGTCTCGATGCGCGACGTGCCGGGCGGGATCAGGGTCTTGATATCGACCTGTCCTTCGGTGAACGTGAGGCCACCGGCATGGAGGCGCACCGGGGACACCAGCGAGCCATCGGGGATCACCAGCGGCGGATCGACGATCTTCTCGGCCCCGCGCAGGATCGTGTCCGACATGCGGTTTACCATGCGGATATCCGGCATGGCGGTCATGGCCGGGCTGCGCCCATAGATTTCGCCGCGGGCCTTGTACCAGCGCGGCACGAAGTAGGGGAACTCCTCGTAGGAGCCATACTCCAGGATGCGGTTCTCGTGGCCGGTCAAAATCCAGCACGAGTAGTAGGCTGCGCCCTTGAGCTTCTGGCGCTCGGGCAGTTCCGCGGCCAGTGGATCGGTGGCAGGGATTACCGCGTGCAGGAAGCGATCCTTGGTGCCGAGCTTGTCGTCGGACAGGTTCTCGTACTCACGACCGAGCTTGTCGGCCTTGAAGCGCTGAAGCGCCGCGCGCTTCGTCTGGTGGCGCTGCCGGATCATGCTGTCGATGTTCTCGTCTTCGCCCTCGTCGATGACGCAGTCGTCGAGGTGATAGACGCGGCAGCGCAGCTTCTTGTTCACGACGTCTTCGAACATGACCGCCGTGCCGAACGCGCCGATATCGAGGTAGACCTGGTGAAGCTGAGAATAGATATCGGCGCTCGGGGAGGTGAGCGCGTTCATGATCTTTTTCTGGCATGTCTCCAGATACGCTCGCACCGTGGACGAGAGTTGAAGTTCAGGCTCCCCTTCAACGCCTAAACGCACCCACTCGGAGGCCGGGTTGTTCAGGAGCGTGTGCAGGAAGGACGCGAACATTTCCAGCGACCGCGGGGCGGTGCTGTCCAAAATCCAGCGCATCCGATCCTGGCCGGGTGTGACCTGCTCCATGAAGGACGCGGAGTTGGGCAGGCAGTACCGCGCGATCGACTGCCACAGGCTTTCCCACGATCCTCGCTCGCCCCGCTTGGTCTTCTCCCGCTCTACAATCGCGTCGGCCAGCTTGTTTTTCATGCTACCTTATAACACATTTCCTGGCGAGCTACGCCACTACCCCAGATACGCCAAGGGTGGGTCGCGCGGGAGCGCCGATTGTGTCTCCTTGAGGATCGGTATCATCCATCAGCATGACGGACTGGTCGAAGTTGTGAACGTCGTAGAGCGCGATGGTGAAGGTGTCGCCCGACGTGAAGGTGTGGGGAACGGTCCACGTCACCTCGTCCGCATCGGTGATCTCGATAGATGTTGGCGTGACCTCGACGTCATTGATCTCGACCCTGGTGCCAGTGAGGCCGGTCGTCTGGAACGTCGGGGCCAGGAAATACGGGTCGGCGTCATCATATACCAAACCCTTGAGTTCCGTGCCGCCAGGACCGTCGTGCGTGAACGCCCCGACGATGGTGCTTCCAGCCGCCGTGGCTGTAACCGTCGTCAGCTTCGGGCCGCGCGCACCATGGGTCGCGGCGAACTGCCGAAAGGCGATGTTCTGCGCAAAGCGCCGTTGCGTGCGCCCGTTGTTCACCTTGGGAAGATGAGCGCCGTCAGTCCGCTTGATGTCGTGGTCTGTCCAGCCCAGGAACGCGCCTTCCGGCCCCAGCACTCCGGCGTCGTGGTCGTCTAGGAAGTCCCACGCCTCACCGACGATAGTGCGGAAGTTAGGCGTCGTGGTCGGGCCAAACTCCAACCATCCGGGCGGCGTGTAGTAGCAGACAAGGTCGTTGCCGTCCGTCGACAGCGCGCGCCAGGTCGTGAAGAAGCTTTCCATGTTCGTGCGGAAAGTAGCAGCCGACAAGCCGTCGTTGATCTCGACCGTACCGATCGCCATAGACAGCAAATCCCAGTCGTAGCCGGGGCCATTGGTGTCAGCGAGATAGGTTGTCGAGTTGATGTAGGCCGCGCCGCCCGGAAGATGATCCGTAAATCTCGTGCCGCCAGTCGTGACTACGACAGCCAGTGACGGGATACCGTCCCCCTGGACTGCTTGCATGGAATTACCGAATTGCTTGCCCCCGTTCCCGCCGACTTCAAACGACGTCTGCGGAACAAGGGGCTCACCAGTACCAGGGTCTATAAACGACAGCTTCAGACGTTGCGCCAGTGTGAAGTACCCGAACCCGGACCAGCGGCGATCGCGCAGGTCGTCGCCCGCGCTGGGGAAGGTCGTCTGCGGGTAAGGGCTCGCGGGTTCTGTGTATTGCTTCTGCTCGATCGAATTTCCGAGACGCATGGCCACAAAGCCGACGCCCAATATGTCGCTGCGATCCACGACGGCATCGACGTCGCGCTCGCCATTTTTCCGGACCTCCGCATACCAAGAGCCCGGCGGCGTGTCGAAGGTGGCCGTCCAGACACCGCCGCTCGACGCTCCGACCAGGAGCGGGGTTTCCCAGCCCGTAGCCGGAGTGCCCGTCGTGACGTCCAGAAGGCGGCCATAGATATCTGCGTCCGCTCCGCTGAGAACGGTGCCGGTCTTGGTGTGATCGCGGTTGCCGCCGTCACTGCGCAGGATGGCGTTGCGCTCCGTCGCGGGCTTGCTGTCGACCGCCAATGCGCGCAGGGGCGTGTTGAACAACACCTGCATTTCCGCGCGCCGCGCGATAAGCTGCTCGGTGGTCATTACGCCCGTCCAGCAACGGATATTGCCGACATAGGCGTTCATTGCCGTAGACGATGCCGGGGTCCGCCCGATTACCGGCGCGGCAGATGACGCCGCCGCCTCTGTCCGGGCCGCCGCCCCGCCCAGCGCCAGGGTTTCGGAACTGTCGTCCAGCATGAACAGGACAGTCCTGTTCACATAGTCTACCTGCACGGCCAGGTAGGACGCGACATCTTCCGTCAGCGCCAAGGTGCTGACGATGGTTGTGTTGCTGTCCCCGGAATTGCGGCGGATGACGACCCGCGGGTTGCCGGTGGTCGTTACCTGCACGGTAAAGCGATTGGCCAGAACCGCGCCGGTATAAACCCGTAGTATCTGGTATAGGGCCGCAAAATCATGGAACTCAAACACCCCGTCCATGCCGAGCACCTGCTGGTTGCTGCTGAACGTCGTTCCGTTGCTGACCAAAAGGCTGTCAAGGTTGGCGATCAAGAAGTCGAAGACATTCTCTGAGTTAATGCCGTCGATCTTACGGTTCGGCCCCGCGTTCGCGGAAGGCGCTGTTCCGTTGCGGCTATTGCCCGACATATCTGTGGCCGTGGCAACCGTAGAGTTATCCGCCCCCGCGATGCCAGGTAGATTGGCGTCGTCGGTGGGGTCAAATTCGAAAGCAACCACACCTGGCGGGGCTACCTGAATGGCGTTGCCTGACGTCGGCGCGTCCATCGGGCCGATCATAACCGGCCCCGTAACATTTGTAGAGGACACCGGCTACCAGTCGATCGCGGCCACCGCGGAGCCCGCGGCGCGGGTGAGAAGACCGCAGCGTACCTCCCATACCCCCGCGAGCTGCGCAGTCTGCGCCCCGCCATTAGAAGCGGAAGCAGAGGTATACAGCGTGACGACGTTACCCGTCGTGCTGTCGTTCTTTACACGACGAGCCTGAACGACCCACACGCACGACAAAGTAGTGCTGTCGTCGATTACCGACGCGGTGAACACATTGGGAGACTGGCGGCTGTCGATGCGCACCCAGTCTGTGTACTCGGCGCTGGCATCCACCGCTGCCTCACGGGTGCGGACATTACCGCTTGTCGCATACGTCATTACGCGCCTCCGAGAAGGGTCTTGCGCGTCTTCAGGCCCGAGAACTCGGAGCCGCTATCCGCTGCGGTGAGAAGGGAATTGGCCGCGCCCTGGCGGTTGGCCTGCTCGGCCATACTCTTGTTCTTGGCTTCCTGCGCGGCCTGCTGCTCCTGCGCGCGGGCGTCCGCAGCGCTCGGCCCCGTATTGAAATACTTGGCTTCGGACTGTTGGCCGCCACCAAAGAGGCGGGCGATGGGCGCGAAGATCGCGCCAATGTCGTAACGGACCTGCATAGGCTGGAGCCTAGCACATTAGCTAATCGAACTCAACCACGTCCTTGCGGGCGTATTTCTTGCCGTGCAGCGCCCACCAACGCGCCCGGCCACGCTCTCCGCGGTCGTCGAGGGGGAGGAAGTTCTGCGACAGGGGGTTGTCGCTGTCGTCCCTGCCGCTCGATCCCACCCCGCGCTGCGTCGAGGAGTGGTACTTGATGCGCCGCGGGCGGACGGTTTCGCTGGGCTTGTCAGCCATTGACGCTCGGCCACGAGGTTTCCGGCGAGCCGCACTCCGGGCAGCAGTCGGGGATGGGTGATCGCGGGTTGGGCTGGAGCAGCTTCACAGGACCCTTCCACCCGCAGTCGTCGCAGGTTGCGTCTTCATCCTTGGGCGATTGCATCCATCTGCTCCTTGAGTTTTAGTTTCCTTAGCGAGAACGCCCAGCGCAAGGCACGCTCGTATCCTGGGTTGTTGCGACACGCCCGGATATGGTCGCGGAACGCCGCCCGTTCGGCAGGCTCCAGGGTGCGCCACCGCCCCGCGTTCACATCGGCTAGTAGCGCGAAGGCTTCAGCCTGCTCGTGGCCCCACTCCCGGCTAGCGGGATAGACACGATCGTGAACGGCGTGCCCGATTTCATGAACGAGTTGCGCAACGCCTGCATCCCGCGGGCAGAAAAGAAAAGCGAGTTCAGCCGCGGCGTCGGATACGAAAGCTGGTCTTCCGGAATGAACAGGTCCAGTTGGACGGGTGTAGCCCCACTCTCGGACGAGGGTGTCGACGTAGTCTTCCCGGAAATGGTCATCCACGATCCTTACGTTCTTCAGCCCACGCCACAGGTAATTGCCCCATACGCAATGCGCAACCAGTAGTTCTGCACCCGACGCTGTACGAAACTTCAGGACGGCGTCCTCCCGTAGTACAAGATATACCAAGTGAGATATGCACGGGCTCTAGCGGCCTGAAGTTCAACCACCGTGAGAGGCACGCACTCATCAGCCTCGCGGCCCAACCAAAAGTAATACATTACAATACCTCCTTACGGCCATGAGTAAGCGTTACCAGATTACCCGCCCGGTCTTCATGCCACCGATTTACCCAAGGACCGCGAAACGAGATCGCCCACGCCGGGCCGCCCAGGGCTTCTACTTTATGGAAGTGTTCTCGCTTCGTGATCTTGGTCTGCCCTGCTTTGAACAGTCGAGGTTGGCCGCCCCTTATGTGCTCACGTACCTGGCCTTTCAACCATATCGTATAGGCGTTGAAAGCGTGGGTGTGGTAGCGCTCGGGGTTGTGGCGGCTGAACCGTAGCAACGCGATCGAAAATAAAGGCTTGATCTCGATCAGGAAATACGCAGTCGTACCGGAGTTGACCCCGCCGTCCGGGGCCTTCTGAAACATCTTCATCCCATCCTCCTACAACACCGCCGTCTGTTGAAGATAGTCTTGCCCCTGCTCGGGGGCGAACTTGCGAAGACCCATCGCGAGGGTCCTCAGTGCATCCGCACTGTGAGACGTCCAATCGTGCTTGGGCTTCTGGCGGAATACCTGCTGCCGTTCATCATACTCTCGGTGGTACAGAGCCACGCGGTCAAGGCCATCCTGCGTTGAGCTTGCGTCAAAGAGGCAGCGCGGCAGAAGTGTTCGTACCGCTGCAATGCCGTCCTCCACGTTGGCGCGCGGAACAGTGACGCCACGAACTCCAAGGGCACGGAGGACAGAGGCGCGGGACTTGCCCGAACCAAGCTCGGTGACTTCGACGTCGTGCGGCCAGTAGTGTCGTCCATAGCGATACCCCTTCTTCTCCAGTATATCGGCGTAGTGGTCTAGCGCGGCTCCAGCAGCTTCGTAATAGTCAATGACACGTACTTCGTTAGCCACGCATTGCACAAACCAGATTGCGGTGCAATCGTCGAAACCCAAGTCCCATCCAGTGTGGACTGGCAGGAGAGGATTGTAGGGCACAGCCCGAATACGGTCACGGTCTTTAAGCTCGGCCAGTTGCTTGGCGTAGATGGCTCCCTTGACGGCGGCGTCCCAGCTACATTCGTACTCCTGCTCGTAGGCGTCGTCATCGTTCATGTCCATCTTGGCCAGGCGTAGCTCCTCGGGATTGAGGACGCCGGTCTGACTGGCCTTCCAGAGTTCCGCGGCCCAGTCACTACGATACACCAACTCGTCGCCCGCCGCACTGTCGATCTCGCCGCCACCCATCTTCGCGCCCAAGCCCTGCGCCCACAACTCCGCGCGGCGGTGCATGTGGTGGGCGTGGTTGCGCCCGAACGGGGTCGTCATAAAGATCGCCCACTGGTTCGGGTCGAGGCGATTGTCGAAGCCGTTACGGTTTACGTCCGACAGCATTGGGCGGACCTGCTGCGTCCACACGTGCGGCGGTATCTGCGCCCACTCGTCGAACACTACACCGTCCAGGTACATGCCTCTCAAACGCTGCTTGGGTGTATCTGTTCCGTAGAGGGCAATCTGAGCACGCCCACCAAGGCGGGTTGGCAATTCCACCGTGAGCTTGCTCTCCATCTTTTCCGCCGTAGGGATACGATCGGCGAAGTCCTTCAAGTATGTCCAGGCAATGTTGCGGGCCATATCGTAGGTCGGGGCCAGATAGGCGTACCGCCCGTTGGGGAACGGACACTCGATCGCTTTCTCGCCCAGGGCGTTCACGGCCAGGACGGACTTCCCGAAGCGGCGATGCACCACCCACGAGTTAAAGCGCTTCATGCGCTCGTACATCTGGCCCTGCAAGGGGCGCGGGATGAAGCGCGTAAGCTCCCTCACGTCCTCGGGCAGGTCTACGATGCGGTTGTTCTGCGTCGCCTTGACGATCGCGGCGACCTTGGCAATGAGGCTCAAGCGTTCAGCACCTTCTCATATTTCTTCTTGGCCCCCATTGGCTGATCCGTTCTGCGCTCCGGTTTTGATGCGCTATTCCAGTCGCCCCCTCGTGTCGTGGCCACCAATTTCCACCCCGCCGCCTCCACAGACACCCCCGGCTCCTCGTCCAGAATAAACGTCTGAATAGACTTGTAGCCCATTGCCTTGCACGCACGCGCGGCGGCGGCGTACAGGATAGAGCAGGCGTTCTTTGTCCCGTCTGTGACCAGGCGCGTGACCTCGGCCACTTCGTATTGCTCGGTGTTACGCGCGACTGGCCTCCCAATGATAGCCGCGCCATGAACTCCTCCCCATTCGTTGCGCACCCCCAGGCTAAAGCGATGCCCCGTCACAGGCTTGTGGTGGCGATGGTCGGTTGCGACAATCTCATTAGCTTGTTTCAAGGTAAGCGGGAATACTTCAAGGGTCACACCAACTCCCTCATTTCAACGATGTTGGCCTTCGGGATGCAGACGTCACTTCCCGCGGTGCCGTCCTCCTCGCAGATCGAGCCCACGAGGACGATGTACTTGTCCGTCTCCTTGGCCACGAAGCCGGTCGACTGGATGAACGACAACTCCGCCTCCTGGACCTGCTCCCAACTGATCCACCCGCCCTCGTCGTAGCTGCAGGCGTCCTCCCAGCGCACGAGGACAAGACGGGTGGGCATCGTGAAGGGTGCGTCGGCCATGGTCTATTGTAGCATCAAAACTGGTTGGCTTCCAAGTCGGCCTTGAGCCAGCCCCAGTTCCGGCCCGCGCGGATGCCGTAGACCAGGCTGATTGAGATATTGAACTTCTCGGCCGCGGCTCGGGCGGCCCAGTCGCCATGGTCTGTGAGAATGGCTCGCACGTCCGTTTCACTGATTTTCACCAGGCCGTGCTTCTCGCCCCGCACCGGGCTGGGCTGGCCGCGCATTTTGGCCGCGCCGTTCTTGCGGCGGCGCTTCACGTCGCAGTCTTTCATGTTTTCCTGGTGCGTAGCGCAGAACAGGTGGTCGAGGTCGATGCACTTGGGGTTATCGCAGGAGTGGCAGATGCTCATGCCCAGCGGAATAGGGCCGTGCTCCGTCTCCCACATGGCGCGGTGGGCGTAGACCAGGCGCTCGCCGTCCCACACACGACCGTAGCCGTTCTCGTTCTTTGCGCCTTTCCATTCTCGGCACCCCGTGTCCCACATGACTTCGGAGCGATCGAGCAGCTTTTGTCGCATAACAGCGACGGGGAATGAAATTGCCATCCATCCAATATAATTCGTATAACTCGTTCTGTCCATAGTTCATCCTAAATTTTAAAAAATTACTCAATATTTCCAACCGTGATGGGGCAGGGGCCGGGGACCCATCCTGGCGGCGGGGGTAGGGGGGTCGCGATCGCCAGATTTCGGGGGGTATGTTATAACATTCCAACCCAGGGGCGAGTGAGCGCTCACTACCTATCGCCAACCGGCTAGGGGGTTAGATATGCCGTAATGCCTATTGCGCGATCTTCTTGCGCATGCGGCGTTATAACAGCCAATGGGATCAAGGACTTAGGCCAGCTGTCCCTGGCCGCAGGCAAAGAAAAACCCCGCCGGAGCGGGGTCTAGGCTGTATTGAGCGGGTTATTGGCTAGTCTTGACTACCCGGACGCGGCGCTAGGTGTTGCAAGAATATCACACTAGGCGCTTGCATCGTTTTAGTGTTGCAGAAATGTCACTCTGTCCTGCGAGGGATCACAGCGCTCAAGGGGCT